ATTGGGCGAAAGTATTTTTGGTCGTTTAGAAAACCTCCTGGAAAAAAGAGAAAAGTAAAACAAGAATCCGATTGGAAGAAGTATTATGGTTCTTGTCCGGAGTTGAAAGAAGATATAACAAAGTATGGCAAAGAGTTCTTCAGTAGAGAAATACTAAGTCTCCATGAGAAGAAGGGAGATTGTAACTTCGAGGAGACCAAGCAACTCTTTCTCAATAACGTCTTATCCGAGTCTCTTGACAACGGATGCCCTGCGTATTATAATAGTAACATTCTCGGACGCTACATGCGAAAGGACTATGGTAACTTTGGAAAAAACTCTGGAGATAACACATGATTGGGCAGTTGACAGACTGCACACTCTCTGCGACTTGAAGACAGATGATGTGTTAGAATCCGTTGAGAATGCTCATGCGATTCAATCAGAGTTTGCCGAATGGTTAGACCCTAACATTGAGGATCATGAAATTTACTCACTCGAATATCTTGGAGACGATGACTAAAGCATTTTTTGGAATTGGAGTTGTTGCAACTGCATTTGTAATCTCTGCACCACCAGAAGTAAAAGAGGTGGCAACTAAATCTGAACCTGTGCCGATTCCTGTTATCGAACACAAAACATGGAAGTGCCCAGACTGTACTCCTAATGAAAAGTATGTTCTAGAACAACTTCAGAAAAATACTAAAATTTCTGATCGTAATGCCCTGGCAACTATTATGGGTAATATCAAATCAGAAAGTAACTTCCATCCTAACATCTGTGAGGGTGGTGCCAGAGTCAACTATAATCAGTGCCACAGTGGTGGATATGGTTTGATTCAATGGACTTCTATTGGACGATACGATAACCTTGGTAAGTTCTGTGCTAAGTATGATTGTGACCCTAGTTCTTTAGAAGGACAGACACGATATATGATTAACGAAAATATTTTCCAGAGATACCTGCCTATGTTTGAAGGTGGTGGACAAACTGTTCGTCAGTATATGGTTCCTGCCTTCTATTGGTTAGGTTGGGGTATTAAAGGACATAGGGAACATTATTCTTATAACTACACTAAAAAACTGATATGGGCGTAATCAAAAAAATCAAACAAATTTTTGAAACACAAACTACTCTTCTTATGAAGAAAGCAGGAACTTTTAATGAAAAAGATCTTGAGTGTTCTATTGATGAAGATGTAGTTGATTGTGGTGAATTGGATGAAGATCCAATTTACGTAGGAGTGCCTGCTCCTGTTATTGCACCAACAGATGAGTGGTTTAATTCACCAGTTATGACTAAAAAAGGTATTGATTATATGGAACAAGAAACAGCAATTAAAATGCAAGAAGCACAGGATGATTTTTCTGTTGAACCTAATGACATTCATGAAAGAATGTATGAAATTGCAACTAATAGTCAAAGCACTACTTTAAATATTGATCCTCCTGGTGGTTCCGAAAACTTTCAGGAAGGATGGCACTCTGGAACTGGTTGGGGACAATTTCGATGATTGATGATTGGCGTTACAGTGAAGAACGTATGGAATTGAGACAACACGTCTACAATATTCTCCTGAATAAATTTGGTGGATTAACTAAAGAAAATGGAGAACCACGATATAGTATGGAAAGCATTACTGAATGTTGCCATGACTGGGTTTCTCAAGGTCATGTAAATAGTAATGGCATTGTCAAATATTATGAGGCATATTACGCATGAAAAAGATTATTGCATCTCTGATTGCTGCGGCAACAATTACCTTACCTGTTCTTTCAGATCCACTGAAAGATAACGAATTCAATACTATGCACTCGATGGGTTGTATGTTACTTCGAGAGTGTAAAGATGGAGTCCATAAAATCGAAAGTATCGATAGTATTGCTAGTGAGTATCCCAATATTGATTATAGTATTGTTGCTGACGAGTTCCACACAATGCTCCTTGCCTTGGAGCAGGTTGGAGTTGGGGTGTTTCTAGCAGATTCAAAGTATTTCCCTGTTGGTCACCGTGGTGTTTATCATACTGTTGGTAATAATTTCTTCCTGAATAAGGAACATATGGGTAGCACCGCATACCTGATGCAGGTGATGCGTCATGAAGGATGGCACGCGGCACAAGATTGTATGGCAGGAACTATTGAAAATAGTTTGATTGCTATCATCAAACCCGAAGAAGAAGTGCCTATGATCTGGCGTGTAATGGCAGAGAGAACCTATCCAGAGTCTGCTGTGCCGTGGGAAGCAGAAGCAGGATGGGCAGGTCGCACAGAGAAAATGACTATGGAAGCACTTCAATCCTGTGCTCGTGGTACGATGTGGACTGACTATGAACCGACTCCTATGACCCGTGAATGGTTAGTTGAAAATGGTTATCTTACTAAATAATAACATCCTACACGGAAAAACACCCAAAGAGAATTCTGCGAGTAATCTCTACAGTGTTGTAATGGTGAATTCTCTGTTGGATAAAAAGTTTCTAGTATGACAAATTTAACCAGAGATGTGTTAATAAAGACTATCGTTGCAAAGGAAATGGAATGCTTCGATAGTCCTAACTACACAGAAAAACTAAAGAACATGTATCATAAATGGGAACACGAATCAAGCACTGTTCTCTGTCAAAAATTTAATCAAATTGAACATACAAACATCACAGTTGACATCCTCAAACCATAAATAACAGAGCGATGCCTGTTTCTCATGCCAGAAGAAGTTAAGAAGGAAGAACCTAAAAAGAAAGGTATTATAGGAAAACTTAAGGAGGCGGCAGATGATAAGGAAGAACAACTTGCTATTCTTTCTACCTTTGTCCGTCTTGGTATCCTTGTTTGGTCTGGTTCAATTCTCACTCTGGCATACATCAAACTACCTCCTGCACTCGGAATTCCTGAACAGAAACTTGATCCAACCTTCATCGCCTCCGTCTTTACCGGGGTCTTAGCTTCTTTCGGAGTTCAGACTGCAAAGAAAAATGGTGCTAATGGTACGTCAGGTGGTGGAGGTGGAATCACAAAAGAACAGATGGAAAAACTGATTGAGAAGGCAGCACAAACTGCACCTGCTCAAACAATTCGAATTGAACAAGCTCCTATCAAAATTGAAGGTATGAATGATGGACAACCCCCAATCAAACCAACGATCTAATTTTAAGTGGGCAGCACTGACAGTAGGAACACTGTTCGGTGTTGCACATATTGGTATCCTAGGACACCTTATTAATAAAAAAGATATTCCAATTATTAACTTGCCTGTTGGTGACTATACATCATATAGTGTAGAGGCAGGCAAGGATGGATATAGTATACAATATAGTGCTAATGACCCAAAGGTTATGGGTGTTAGAAAGAAATTGGATAAGAGGAATGGATTCTTTGGTATTGGTGGAACCACAGATTTGATTACAGAAGAAGAATATACAATGGATGGGGCAAGGCATCTGGGAGGTGCCGAGGGAAAGTTGACTGCCAAAAACCTGGAATGCATCAAAGCGGAGGGCGCTGGAGAATCAACCGGAAGAATGGTCGGTGCTAGTGTCGGTGCAGGTATTGCTCCTATCTTTACAGGTATTCCATATGTTGGTTGGTTAATATCTGGTTGGGCAGTAATGTTAGGTCAGGATACTGGTGCAGATATAGGTGGTGAAATCGCAACAATGATGGAGGATTGTGAAGATGAATCTTCTTCTTAGACCACTTGATAATGTTTCCGATCCAGTTTGGAGTGTAATAATTTCACTTATTATATTTTTAGGTGGTGTTACTTATTATATTGTCTATATAATGCGTATGGCTTTCGATGAATTGGACGATGGCAACACTAAATGAAGTATCGGCAAAACTATTAGAAGTTGATGCTAAACAGGATCAAGAAATAGCACTCTTGAAACATAGGGTTGAAGATACTGAAAAATTATCAGGAGAACTTCGTGAAAGAATTCGTAAACTTGAAAAGTGGGTTGCCGGTGCTGCTGCTGTAATTGCTGCTGCCACCTTTGTAATTGGTATTGCCGTCGCAGTAGATTCTAAGGAGATCGATCATGGGAGCAATGGTTCCACCGAGCAAAAAATCTTGCTACAACTTCCGAGTGAC